GGAAGATTGATGAAGAATTAAAATCTTGGGCATTAGAAAATGCAAGCGATGAACAAATTAATGAATGGTATAAAGATTGTATATAGATAATTAACCAAATAAACATTCTTGCAGAATATCCCACAAGTTGGGATTCTGCTTGAATATTCTAGTATAACCATCTCCTACTGCCTTTGCGATAGGTTCTTCCCCTCTTTGATTAACATCAATACCATCATTATAACAAATCACATGGAATAATTCGTGAATAATAGTATTAAATAATCTTTCGCCTTTTATATTTTGGTCAAAGTATAATTTTTGTTTATTAGGGTCATACAATCCATAACAATCATCTAAATTTTTATATACAATTTTAATCTTTCTTTTTCTATATTTAATAAAAGATAGTTTAGGATTGATAAAACTCATTTAGCATATCGGTTAATAACAGCTACTGTTAAATCATTGATTAATTTTAATGCTTCTGGAAAACTTAAAGATTTTGTAACATCATAACCTAAATCATCTCCAACTTTTAATAGTATATTGCCACTCATTGATTTGCCTACCATGACATAAGGCTCTTGATCTTTTAATCTTATATCTTCTCTATCAAAACATTCTTCTTCTACTTCATTTTCTATATCTCTATAAATATCATTTAGACTTTTTTCCGCCATATTCTCTCTCCAAAGTTTCCATAGAAATATTATTTACTTCTTGTATATGATTATCCCAAATTTTTAATTCGCATACTTGATAAGTCCAACCAGTCAAACTGTGTTTAGCATAACTCTCAATATGATTATGTGGCATAGCACAACCAACATTTATAATTCTTGTAAAGTCATTTGGAATAGGGCTTATCTTTGCAACTCTATTATCTTGTGCTCTATGACTATGACCAAAAACAATATCTATTTTAGATTTGTTTGCTACTTGTCTTTCACTAGCCTCGCCACCATATTCTTTACCCATAGGGTTTATGGGTGCATGAATAAAACCAACACCACCTAACATTAGATATTTTCCATAAGGTATAACTTGCCAATCATACTTCTTACAGTTTCCAAAAAATTCTTTCTGACACATTCCATAAAAAGTTGGGTTACTATCTTCTTTACGAAACATTCTCTTTTCGTGATTACCTAATGTTAAATATTTTTTAATTTTAAAATCTTTTAAATGATAATTAAATTCTTCCATAGCAGAATCCATTGATTCCATATCTTTCATAAAGATAGGTTTTTCAATTTTAGCAGTATAACTATCATCACGAATATAATGAGTACAACTATCTAAAGTTACAAAATCTCCTATCTGAACTACTGCGTCTGGTTTTGTTTTTCTGATATGTTTAGCAAACCAACCAAACCTACTTTTATCTGGAATATCTGGAGAGTCGTGTGTATCTCCTATTACTAAAACTTGTAGAATTTTTTTAGTCATACACAATATATGGTAGCATAATTAACCTATGGTTGCAAATTTTTATATAGTTTGAATAGGGTTACAAGAAAACTTAATATAAATATTATGTTTATTAATATCTGTTCTTCCAATTTTTTCTGTTTTTAAAAGTGATTGTTTATAACCAGCAACCATACAATCATACCCATCATCAAATTTTATAGGATATTCAATCGGTGGAACACAAGTATTTGATTCAAAAGAACATATAATTAATACTAATGCCCATTTTGTCATTTCTATTTCCCTTTAGGACTGCCATTTCTGAATATTTGTGTACCCTTTATACCAAAAATACTCGCAACTACTGTAATTCATAAAGTTTGAAACCAGACTGGAAGATTGCCAAAGTGATGAAAAAATAATTCTATCTTTTGCATCATAGCTGGATCGTCACTGAAAACTGCCCATGCGAGTACAATTATTGGAGCAGAAAGTATCACAAGTACAAATTCATCTTTGTAATCTTTATCTCTGCTTTCTAAAAGTTTGCCTTGGTATTCTGTTTCTCCACGAGCCATCTTTTCTGCAGTATAAAGTGCGGCTTGTGACATAGCTTCTTTTTGCTTTTGTTTATTTGAATATACTTTTGCACCTGTGCTTAATGCCATTTTTGCTAAACTAAACCACATTATGAACCTACCACTTTTCCGTCTTTCCATTCCATATCTGGGAGTCCATTTTCATATTTATCCCCATCAAATGTTAAGACTTGTTTTCTATTATTACCTTTTTCATTATAAGACACATGAATCCAACCACCTGCTGGATCGTCTTTGTCGTAGTACTCGAGAATCAATTGATCAAAATCAACATTGTTTTGAAGCCAATATGCGATCTTAATATTAGGCACTCCATTAATCTCAAAATCTACTGCTTGACCTTTAGTGTGTTGACTGGTCTTTTTGCTACCGATAGCTTCGCAAAGTGCTTCTGAACGATAGCCACTAGAAATATATATTGGCTTGTCAAAGTGTGCTCTCACAGGCTCTAAAATTTCATAACATAAATCTCCTAGACTTTTAATTTCTCCTGCACCAGCTTTATTCTTTATTCCCTTACGACTTGCTGTCATACTCTTTTCAAATTCTTCTAATTTAAAATGCTTACTCAGATCCATAATTAAATCCTCCCAAATAATTCCATTATTATTGTTCCCATACCTAATACAACCATACCTATCATACCAAGCACAACTCTTTCTAATCTACACATTTGAACTTTTAATTCTTTTATTTTTCTATTAGTTTCATTTTGCATAATTCTGCATAATTTTTCATGGTCGTCAATTCTTTGATGTGCTGTATTTATAGGTAATTTAGCTTTAGTCATTATTTACTACCACCTATGTAGCCACCAATAACTCCAATTAATCCTGTAACTGACATTTTCATTAATGTTATAACACTTTCATCAACAGGTCTATTTTCTGCTAATGCTACCCAATAATCGCCTACAATAATAACACCAAGAAGTATTAAAACACCACTTGTTATTAACAGTATAACGATGTCTTTAAAATTTTTAATCATTATCTACCTTGCCCTTTGTATCTTGTTTGTTTCTTTTGTCTTTTTTCATTTTTATTTTGACTCTTTTTATGAATCCCTCTCTTAACTGGTTTATCTCTTTCTACAAAAGACTTGAATTTTTTAGCCATAATATTTATTTAACCCCTTTATACTTAAATTACCTTGAATGCCACTCTACGAGGCTCTAAAGCAGTTTAAATCGCAAGTTTTTAGGGTATTTACTCCTTATTTAATGTTTTTTCTAAATATAAGATAAAATCCATAGATTCCTCTTGTGCTTCTTTTACCCAATGTTGAAATGGTTTTGAATTATCTTTCATGGTCTTTCCAAAACTTAACATTCCCTCTTTGTGTCTATCTAAATGTTTTTTTATGATCCTATTAACTATCGGATCAATAGTAATATTTCCTTTTAATGATTCGTCTAATTTTGTTTTAATAAGTTTATTAAGATTATCTAATCTTTCTATTTCATAATCTTGTTTTAATAATTGCTCATTTTTTAAAGTAATTATCTTTATTAATTCATCTCTTGTTTTTGTTTGATAAATTGGTTCTAAAGAAAAATCCATATTATAATTTTAACATCAGTTCTGTAAATTCTATTGCAACAACTAAAGCTAATTCTATTGCTAGAATAGTATGATAAATGTGCCAAACAACACTATTACCTTTTTTCTTTTTCATAAGACCTTTTTGCTATCGGTTTTCTTTCATAGGTTTTAATTCCTATGTGTTTTAATTCGCTAGTTATATCTGTCCATATTTCTCCACCACATTGTTGCCATAACGCACAGAAATAAAAATCTTCTGATAAATATCTTTTAGTATTATCTTTATCTTCTAAAATACCTTGACCTTGTATTCCACAATCAAAAAAAGCATATTCTTTAATGCTAGTTCCTTTTTCAACATTAACTTCTGTAAGGTATTCTATTTGAGGATATTTTTTTAAAATTGTTTTAAAAACATCTCTTTGAATACACATGAAACCAGTTCCTGCATAATCACAAACTTTATAACCATTATCATTATCTTTAAAATTATATTTACCTAAAGGAAAATTAACACACCAACCTAAACCAGCATCTCCATCTTCGATTTTTTTATCATTTTTAATTGGATAAGGTGCTGTGGATATTGGTTTGTTTAAATTTAAAACTCTTATAAAATCATCTGGAGTAAAACTTATGTCGGCATCTATAAAAAATAAATGAGTATGGTCTGTATCTAAAAATTGTTTTACTAATTTATTTCTTGCTCTTGTTATTAAGCTATCTCTTAACCACATTATACTTATACCAATACCATTTTGTAATAGTATATCTCTTATAGAAATAATTGATGATATAGTTTCTAAATGTATTTTTGTATCAAAACTAGGAATACAAATTAGTATAGATTTTTTAGGTTTCTTTTCCACAGCTTATTATACTATGGCTTTGTTGGAAACACAACTCCTTCAACATCAGCAACAGTAGTTAAACCATTTGTTATATCTCTTAAAGATTGTCTATAAGTTCTCATGTCATCAGATAAAGTT